TCTCCATACTTCCATTCTCCTAATGGAGAAGTCGAAGAACCAGAAAAACTAATGTAATCACCATCCCAATTATAAGCTACCACAAACCTATTCTCAGTAAATTTTCCAGAAACAGTACTGCCAGTATAAGGTTCGTAACAATCCACCCAATATTGTTCTTGACACACTCCTACCGCAAATTGCCACTCAGTACTACCTGAGTATAGGTCATCTCCATCATCTATGCCATAAACATAATGAGCAATCCTTACTTCCAAATATCTCTTGTCATTAACATCCGTGTTTGTCATAAAATGAGAAACACTATAAAAAGTATCTACGGATCTAGCTTGCCATCCGAAAATACCACCTTCTCCACGAACATTGACCATTCCATAACAATTGGTTGGCTCACTAGCTCTTTTATAAGTCGGAAACGAAGTATCAATATCATGTCCAGTCGTATCCCACCCACAAGTAGGCATTATATTCTCAGTGTCAGTCATTAACCTAAGCCCCATAGGATTTACTCCATAATCGTACTCTTGATAAACTAACTTATAGTACCTATAGGATTGAGTAGAGTCAAAAACTAGCCACCCCTCCGTAAAAGTTTTATTATACTCAACAGTATGATAGTATCCTGAGAAATCTTGATAAGTAATAGATTCAGAACTTACATTTATTGAATTCTCTAGATTAACAGTAACTGTATGATCTGCATAAGGTGTAATATCTTGAATATAGGTCCAAGTACTACCATCGTTAGACCCGTAACATATATAAGGAACTAATGGTACTTCACTTATAGGCTCAGAACTACTTCTATCATGCTTATAAGTAACCACTATTCCATAACAATTAGGACTAGTCACGGAATCTATACCCATAGAATTACTGTATTGCATCATCTCAGGCATGAGTAATTCGTAAACTTCAGGATATCTATTATACTCCCAATATTCTGAAACTCCACTAATATCATAATTGTAATTAAAAATTCCAGTATCAACATCATCATCTACTACTGCTATTCTATTATCCATAGTTCCAGAAGTAGGACTAGTATCCTGTAATAGATAATACCCTCCTGAATAGGATTCCGGTGGTGGAGTAGTTGTCGTACCTCCCGCCGCTGTCACAGTGGTTGTAGTTGCAGTAGCTGTAGCTGTTGTACTTGTAGTACTAGTAGTGGTTGTGGTAGTAGTGGTTGTGGTAGTAGTGGTAGTAGTAGTCGTGGTAGTTACTACTACATCTACTTCTCCCCATGTAGCTGGAAGAAACTTCTGTGTCGGATTATCGTACATCAAATAATCAGTATCTGCTAATCCAGTAACATCTACGTCTGCTAAATCATTAATATTCAAATTCTCTTTTATTATTTCAAAAGAATAATCTAAATACTTCGTATAATTCTCTAGACTATATGGTAATCTAGGAATACCATACACTGTAGATAAAGGAATATTACTAGACCACTTACTTGTCCCTACAGGAAAACTAGTAGAGCCAATATTCGGACTATAATCTGTTACTCTTCCGTTGTGACCGATTCTACATACAAAAGATAAAACAGTAGTAGTAAAGGACACAGTATGTTCAGTAGTAACAAAATAATCTCCACTACCTGTATGCCTATAATAATAATACCCCATAGCTAGTTGATTATTAGAGTACTCACCTTGCTCCCCTGCCTGACCAGCACCAGAAAAAGAAGTAGAGTAAGGAAAGAACTCAGCAGTATAATCATTAGTATCCGTTCTAGTAAGTCTAACTATAGGAGCTTTCGGCACTACTCTATCGTATTCTTTAACAGGAGTGATAGCTACTGCATCTGCTATGTCTAAAGTCTCTCTAATAGTAAACGGCACAAGTTTAGCTTTAAAATAAGCATCATCACGAAGATAAATGTCTTCTCTATCCCTATTAAAAATCCAAACGTCATCAGTGGCACTATGAGAAGTTACATCCGTTCCTAGCATTCCCCTAATACAATTACTAATAGTGATCGTTCCATCTTCATTATAAGTAGCAGAAGCAAAACCTATAAGTTCATCTCCAATTAAAGCTGCTCTCTGCATATTCATTGCTTCGTCAACTGTAGTAGTCTCCCACAAGAAATCGTCACTATCAGGAGTAAAGGTAAATCCAACGCTCTCATCTATTTCATAAGTACTTCCATAGTTAGAAGTCAGTGTACCATGCTGACTCCAAGATCTCGCAATATGGATTAGATCGTAATTCGCTCCTCCGTCATGACTAGTATAAACTAAAAATCCACTCTCAAAGCTATTAGTTCTTTGAGCCAATAGTAAATAATGGCAACCTTCTCCCGTAAAATGATTATAAGGCAAATGCCATACATGTTGAGCAGTTAATGCTTCTGGAGTATAAGTAGGTGGAGACCAACTACTACCACCACCCACTAGCCAACTAGTATCGTATAAATTCTCTGTTTTTTGTCTTAACTCTAACTTTACATAATTATCTTCCTGTCCTTGAACAGTTTTTTTAAGTAATCTAAATTCTGCATTATCTATTCCGAATCTAGAATTATTCACGGTAACTACTTCACCAATCAATATGTTAGAATACCGCATTGGCGCTTCACAAGTAATAACTGCCGCCGGATAAGTATTCTCTTTCATTATTTCCCATATACGGGCACTTGCTACGTCAACATCTACTAGCGCAGTTAAGTCTATCGCTTTTTCAATCTTCCGTCCTAGTAATCTATACAGTGCTGGATTATAGGCTTTAACTGTTCTCTTCGAATAATTTTGTTCTCTATCAATATATGTTCCGACAAAATCAGAGTATAACGCATCCCATGTTGGTCTAGTAAAAGTAAAATTGCGAATATCTCCATCATCAAAATCAAGTGTAGTAGAACTAGTAGCATCCTCATCAAATGGTATCAGATAATACTTTCTATTGTTATCTTGAGAAAAAGATCCTCCTATAGGAGCTAGTATTTTTCTTATAGCATCTCTACATTTAGGTCTATTTTTAAATACTACATTTATACCGTATCCTTTGTTATACCAATACGTAGCAGCAGCATTAAAAGAATCTTCATCTATTTGACTAGGAGCAGCACCACTTCTCATTAGTACATCGTACACAGCAGTAGCAGCATTACAACTACTAATTGTTCCAATATGAGGATAGTCTATCGGATGGGTAATTATGTTACTTCTAGCTAAAAAATGAAGGGTAGGAAATACAGTAGTGTTTTCTCCAACATATAATCTTTTGAAGAATATCCAAGCTACTCCCTCTAGTCTGCTAGAGTATTCCCCCGGCTCCACAGGAACATCAGGTTGTCCGTCTATCTCTCCAAAAGAATAAGTATAATAAGAACAATCTATATTAACTAAATCTCTTCCTTCTTCATTAACATATACTCTATCAATTGTGAGAGGACCGTGACCTATAGTCAACCACGCATCTATGTAGTAATTGAATCCTACTGTTACTTCACTCTCACTACACGCACCGGTTTGAACAGTATTAGTTATTGGCTCAGATTCTAAATTCCCGTACCATATTAAATTTCCTGTTACTTTCCTAATACCATATATTAAAGGCACTGCCGACCCTTCATCAGCAGTAGTAATATTAAAATCATCTAGAGTAGACGGATCTAGAGAATCAACATCACCACTACCCTTATTCATCAAATACATGCTATAGATGAATCCAGCAGCAATAACAGCATAAGCCACATATGGCAGTATTACCATGAAAACTTACCTCTCGTATAAACGAAAAACTCTCTTACAATACTTCTTCCATTTATCACTAAATTGAACTTCGCTTATACTTCCTTTTTCTTTATTATGAAGAATAATGTCATTCCCCATGTACACTCCGCAATGGGTGAATAACGGAATTTTCTTTTTAAACTTGAACAATAACATATCCCCTCTAATATACTGCTCCCAATTCCCCAAACTCTCGTAAACGTATTCACGATTCATGAATCTTTCAAAATTACTATTAAAAGCTTCTAGTATCAAATCAGGACTATTATTCTCAGCCAAATACCAATGACTATCTCTTCTACTAGGGTATTCACAATTACTAAGTACTCCTATTGACTCTAACGATTTTCCTATGTAAGTACAACAATCAGCACCAACGTTTTTAGATTTTTGAAGTGGTATATATTTAGTCCCTATCCAACTTCTCAATTCTTCTCTTAGTCTACTCCACACTTCATCACTTAAATTCTTACTACTCATTTTTATATTCCCCAAATAGTAGGGTTTTTGTCTGGAATATAAGGCATACCGACAAAATTAGCTAAATTATTAAACTTCGAAACACAAGTACTAGCTCGCCTATCACAACCGGGAAAGATCTCCACTAAAGTTCCCGTAGTAACCCTAGAATCAAAAGGAACATGGAGAACAAGAGCATTACCTATATGACTAGTTATCAGTCTAGCATCTGCTCCATAATGTACTTCCCCTCCACTATAGAATCCATCATCTTGTGCAGAACATTGATCACAATAAATCACTCCATCAGTTACGGTTATTTGATCTGTATATACTCTCCAAAGAAGAGGATCTAATCTGCATTTATCGTAAAAGACATTATTATTACATGTAGCAGAATGCACTATCATATCTATTTCTCTGTCTATTACACTTGCATCCTCCTGAACCTTGACTGTACAAGAATTCTCTTCTGTAAAAGATATCCCGACTATATTTCCTTCTAATAATAAAACATATTCTCCTAACTCATCTGATACTGCTCTATATACAGTAACCGTAGTTCTAACAGAAGGTTGATCAGCAATATAGCTTGCGAACTCATCAAAGATGGCGGCAGTAATCTCAACTGTCACTACCGATAAATTAGTATCGGAAGTAAACGGTCCTCTAGTTATAGAAGACGCCACATAGGTTTGATTATTAAAAACTATGTCGGTATTATAACTAGTATAATAAGCGTACTCTTCCCCACGCTGAAACTTAAATAATTCAATAAAAGGTTTTTGCTCAACAGCAGTTAAATTATCAGCATAAGTAGTCATGTTGCAGGGTACTCCTCCGGCAATTCTAGAAACCTTAAATTCATCCTATATACTTGATCTGTTATGTTCTCAAATTCAAATGAAGACTGATCAAATCTACAACAAATAACTCTTCCTAATTCTACTACATCATAAGGATATATTTCGTAAGCTGGCATAGTAGGAGTGATACTTACCACCATATCATCATTCGAAACACTAACTAAGGTGACTCTCCTCACTATAATATCTCCATTCAATAAGATCATATAAATTCTATCTACTGTCTTATAGCTTTTATCGTACTCATTAGGAGTACAAGTAATGAATGGAGAAGATACAGCAATACTATCATTAAGAGTGAATTCGTTTATTTTTGTATATAACCAAAATTTATTTCTTCTACCTTTATGAGAGTCTATAAAATCCAAAAGATTACTGCTCTCTTCTTTTGTAAAACAAATGTACTCAGCCGAAGCAGTTATTCTTTTACTCTCATAATCTTCTATCGTACTGATAGCAGAAAACGAATGCAGCAGCATAGGTGTCGTGCCTACGTCTACATTAATAGAAATCCCATTCGCATAATTAGGATTCTTAGGAAATACTTCCAATTCAGTTCCTAGAGTCTCTATACTAGAAGCCACTTATCCGAACCTCCTGAAACCTCAAATTCACTTGCTGGACTGAATCAGTAGTCTGATTTAAACTAAAACCGGCTAGTATACCAACATAAGTAGGCATAACCTTGGTAGTATTTATATCATAAGTACCAGTTATAATAGTCTCTAACGCAATCTGAGAAGAACTAACAGTAGAAACAGATTTAACTTCTATCTCTCTAGATACGGTATCAAATATAGTAACATAATCAGAATAATTATTTAAGTTCCAATGATAAGTTAAATCCTCACTGGTAGTGATAGAATCTGCACCTAGTAAAGAAATAGAAGGTTTCACTGCTTCACAATAAATAGGAACAGCCCAATACTTCCCTATAGCATATCGAACTAAGTTAGCTAAAGATTGCGCTTCTATATCAGTCAATAACAAACTTATAATCGATTGTCTAGTACAAGCGTCTATTAACCCTCTTCTCTGTTCATGAGTAGTTTTAGAACCGTAAACACTAGTATGGTATTCATATATTATAGTCTCACCGTTACCCCACTCAATCATAAAAGGAAAAGGAATTAATCTTGTTCCAGTCACTAGAGTAGAAAAGTCTAGAGAATTTATAACCCATTCAAAAGTAGTATTCTGCTCGGCAGGACCAGCAGCCGATACAGTTACTTCATATGTTTCATAACCATTAGCTGAAATATATACAGGTGGTGTAATAGTCTCAATACTAATCCCTGCATCTGCTGGATCAGTAAACTCTTCAATTCCAATCATCCCTACAAAAAAAGAATTCCATACTTCTATATCTGATGTTCTAGTCTCACTAATCAATCCAAATTGAATAAGACTGGTCACCCATATCCTATCATAAATTAATTCTTCTGCTGGACTATGAGTAACTAAAGCCTTTTTCTCTAGAGTTAATTCTTTATGAGTAAAAGTTATTGTTCCCGATAAAGTATTAGTCCATGCAATTTTATATGCATAGGCTCCTTCTATAGCTGAAACAGATTGACTTCTAGCAGTTAAGTCATCCTGTTCTGCTCTCCAAAGATAAGTATCATCGTTCTCAAAAAAATAATGCACTATGCTATCCTAATTGCAAATCCAAACTCATCGGTAAT